TCCTCCGCAATACGCTCGAGGCGATGGAGAACGCCGCCGACGCCGCTCTGGAAGATGTGCGCCGCATCTCGGCCAGCGTCGAGGGAGCCAACCCCGACGACGACGCCCTCTAATTTCCACCACAACCCAATAACACACCACACCACAATGCGTATCCCACCCGAACCGATCACCCACCGCGTCCTGTATGACGGCATCCAAGCGCTGAACTACTCCGGCTCGAAAGAGCTGCTCAAGTCCCCGGCCCACTACCAAGCCTACCTTAACCAGGAGCGCGAGGAGACCAAGGCCCTCCGCATGGGCTCGCTCATTCATTGCGCCGTGCTCCAGCCTGAACTGCTCAATGAGAAGTTCGTCACGGCCCCCGAGTGCGACCGCCGCACCAAGGACGGCAAGGCCACCTACGAAGCCTTCCAGTCCAGCCTTAAGCCGGGCATGACGGTCGTCAGCGCCGAAGAGTCCTGCGAGTGCCACATCATCGCCTCCGCCGCCAAGCACGCCCTCGAGCGTATGGGCGTTGAGTTCGAGATGACCGAGTTCATGTTCACGACCGATCACTGCGGCGTGCAACTGAAGTGCGCCATCGACGGTATCGGTTCCGATGGCTACCTCTACGACCTCAAGACAACCGAGGACGCGTCCCCTGCTGGCATCCTGAAGTCCATCCGGGCTTACCGTTACAACCTTCAAGCCTACTTCTACCGCCTGTGCTTTGAGACGGCCTTTGAGCGTCGCGTGCTTGGCTTCCGCTTTCTCTTTGTCGAGAAGGCCCCGCCCTACGCTACGGCATGGGTGGAGATTGGCCCTGAGCTGATGTCCTACGCCTGCTCCGACTTCGAGAAGGCGCTGCAAGCCTACCGCGAGTGCACGACCCTCGGCGAGTGGCCGGCTTACGGCGACGAGGTCCAGGTAATCGACATTAAGCCCTCTGCGTCCGCCTCCACCGCCATCACCTTTGCCTAATCCTATGACCACCGAAAACAACGACCGCCCCCCGCTCACCTCCATCTCGACCAATGGCACCTACAAGCTGAAGCTCATCAAACCGAAGTTTGAGAAGGTCAAAGTCTGGGAGGACGGCACATGCTCCGCCCGCCTCTTCTTCGTCGACGACAAGGGCTTCTGCCTGTCGAAGAACTTCTCCACCAAGTACGGCAAGGCCCTCGCCATGCTGGTCGGCAAGTACTCGGGTAAGTTCACCGAAGAGATCAGGCTCGACGCTACGGCGGCCGAGTACCTCCAGTACCTCGAACCCGCCTGCGGCCAGACCATCCTCGTCGGCGTGGAGTGCGAAGCCAATGGCGAGTACAACGGACGCCCGCAGTTCAAGTACAAGATGACTTATCCCAAGGGCTCCCAGAAGCCGACCGTGGCCGACACCCTCCCCGACGCTCCGCCCTTCTAAACGGCCATGACCGAAACACCCCCGCCGATGGCCGCCCCGACGCTCGTCTTGATTAGTGGGTTTGCCCGGGCAGGGAAGGACACGCTGGCCTCGGGCCTGCTGGAGTGGTCGACCCGACCCGCCGAGCACATCAACTTTGCCGACGCGCTGAAGGAAGCCGGTAACCACTTCATGGATTACCTCGGGCTCGACGGCAACTTCATGGCCGAGGACTTCAAGTGCGAGAACCGCGACGCCCTGGTTGCGATGGGTCGCTTCGCACGGCGCCTCGATAAGGATGTCTTTGCCCGCCACTTCGCCAACTGGTGCCCGGTGATGAAGCACCATGATCAGGTGGCCCCAGAGACCGTGGTCTGCTCCGACTGGCGCTACATCAATGAGCTGCGGGTCTGTCAGGACATCCTCTGGGAGAAGGGCTGGAAGGTCCGCACGGTCTACGTCTCGACCGCCGGCATCGGCCCCGCCAACGATGAAGAATTAGACAGCATCGCCGAGATACGCGCCTCGCACTCCTTCGACCAGGAATACATTTTCAAGCCAAACGGACGTCAGCAAATCATGTCCGAAGGACGCATCCTCGCAAAGTCATGGAGGCTCTAACCCTCGAGACGGTGGCATGGGCCCGCAAGGTCGGCCTGTCCCCTGATCGCGTCGCCTTCCTGCTGGCCTGCCCTAAGTACACGGTCAGCAAAGGTCACCGCAAGTCCGACAAGGTCATCACCGACAACCCGAACCATCATCTCCAACGCCTGGGCGACTGCTACTGGTTCCGTCTTCGTCGTCGCGGCACGGACATCGTCGAGAACATCGGCCACGACCTCCTGACGGCCCGCAAGCGCCGTGACGAGATGCTCGCGGCCTTCGACTCCGGCCAGCCCATCCCTCACCTTAACCGCAAATGAGCACCCCGACCCGCTTCGTAGCCTTTGGTGATAACCACGGTGACATGGCCGACGATGAGGCTACCGACGCCCTCTGCGAGTTCATCAAGGACTACAAGCCGACCGTCCGCGTCCACCTCGGCGACTGCTTTGACTTCCGATCGCTTCGCCGCGGCGTAGGCAACGACGCTGAAGGTGCCGAGTCTCTCATGGCCGACATCCAGGGCGGTGAGGACTTCCTCGCCCGCACCAAGCCCACCGTCTACCTGATGGGCAACCATGAGCACCGCACAGTTTCCCTCCAGCACACGTCCGGCTCGGCTATCGTCCGCGACTACTGCGCTGACCTAGAGGCCCGCATCAAGACCGCCGCGAAGAGCTGCGGAGCAAAGACTATCCTGCCCTACCACGCTGAGAAGGGCGTCTATCGTCTCGGGCCTGTGGCCTTCATCCACGGTTACGCGCACGGCCTGAACGCCACCGCAGAGCAAGGTAAGCACTACGCAGACCGGGGAGGCGCTCTAATCCACGGCCACACGCACACGCTCGCCCAGGTTAACTTGACCAAGGCCGAAGGCGGCGCCGCTTTCTCCGCCGGCTGTCTCTGCCAGAAGGACGCTATGGCGTACGCATCGCACCGCCTAGCCACTTCCCGCTGGGGCTCAGGCTTCGCCGCTGGATGGGTCGACGGCCACGACTGGAAGGTCTGGCTCGTTCACCGCGTCGGCAAGAAGTGGGTCTGGACGACCGACCTCAAGGTCTACACCCCGAAGAACAAATGAGGCCGTTCGACGCTCGCGGCCTAGTCGACGCTTTGCGTGGTGCTACCGTGCAGGACTTAGACGGCTGGATCAGAACCAAAGACCTGCTGCCCCTCATAGGCGTGAAGACCTTTGCCGGCATCCGCACGCCCCTCGAACGCATCGTCAAGGCTGGCTTCGCGGAGGTTAAACTCATCACTAAGAAAAACCTAGCCTACCGCCTGTCTAAGAAGTTCAAGACCTGGGGCGCGGCGCACAACGCCGCCATCGAGCTTAACCGCTTCAAGGCTCCCGTTGGCTGGGTCACGCTCACCCATTACGCCCGCAAGCACCGCCGCACCGTTCGCGGCATCCAGTACCGCGTCGACGGCATGGACATCGACACCCGCGTCTACAAGACGCCCCGCCCTGTCCCGCATTACCGCAGCACCGACCTCGACCGTCTCTTACGCAAAGCACCTTGACCTCGGGCACCCACGCCCACAAACCCCAACCCCTTCTTCCATGACCCCTCCGAACAACGTGCCGGCGGAACGCCACCTCCTCGGCGTTCTCATCCGTGAAAATCTTCCCTTCCCGGTTAATCTCAAGCCATCTGACTTCTTTGAGCCGAAGCATCATGACGTCGCCGCCGCAATCCTTTACCTTCAGTCCGATGGCAAGCCCGCCGACGAGGTAACCGTACCAGCCTATCTCCACTCGGTAGGCTCTTCGGTCGACTATACGTTCATCAATGACCTGACGGCCTACGCTGGCTTCGGAGAACTACGTCAAGAGCACATCGACATGATCGCCGACGCGGCCTTCATGCGCGAGGCCTCCCTTATCGCCGCCAAGGTAACCGAGCCCGACGCCCTTATCGAGCACTATGCCCGCTTAGCTGATAAGCGCAAGGCCCTGTCTGTTCGACAGGCGGCGCAACGCATGCCTATCGACGACCTGATGAAGTTCGACCGCAAGGCCGACCCCACTAACGTCCTCGGCAACCGCTGGCTCTGCCGCGGCGGCTCCCTGGTCATGGCTGGTCAGGCGGGCACCGGAAAGTCCGCCCTCATGATGCAAGCCGCCATCAACTGGACGCTCGGTCAGGATTTCTTCGGCATCAAGACCAACGACGGCATGAAGATGCGTACCCTAGTCATCCAAGCCGAGAACGATGCCGGAGACGTGGCCGAGTCCATGCAGGACCAGATCAAAGGCCTCGGTCTATCCGAGTTCCAGAAAGATGACCTCAAGGACCGGATGTTTATCTACCGCGAGAGCGTCGCCACGGGCAAGGAGTTCGGCGACGTGCTCCGTAAGCTCGTCATCCAGCACCAAGCGACGATTTGCTTCGTGGACCCTCTCATGGCATTTGTCGGCGCCGACATCTCTGAGACCTCCGAGGCCGCCAAGTTCCTGCGCCACATCATCCAGCCCATCCTCAACGAGACCGGCGTCATCATCGTCTTCATGCACCACACGGGTAAGCCGAAGTCGTCCAAGGACAAGGAAGGCCAGACGGCTGCCGACCTTGCCTATCAACTTTTCGGGAGTTCAGAGGTTACTAACTGGGCGCGCGAAATCGCCTGCCTACAGCGTTGCCCAGGGGAAGAGCAGATCTACCGCTTCGGCCTGACCAAGCGCCGTAGCCGTGCCGGCATGACCGACGGCTTCAAGACCTGCGGGGAAATCTACATTCGCCACTCCCCGAACCGCGATGAAATCCGCTGGGTACGCTCCCAGCCTCCCGTAGTCGACTCTGGGGAGGGCTATTAGACCCCTCTCCGTGGCTTCCTACGCCCCTTGCAGGGCTAGGTGGCTACCACCCCCGCCACTAGGCACATAACAACCCATTTTAGCCCACCCATGCACACCCATACAAAACCGACGACAAAACCGACGACAAAACCATGTCTCTCTTGCAGTCCATGTCTTCTACATGGACATGCAATGAGAGAGGGAGGGAAGAATACGGCTCGCCTTGACGGCGGCCTATCCCCCTCCCCTCGAGATACAAAATACAACTGACGCACATGGCACACTACCGGAAGAAACGCACCCCTGCCCAAGTCGCAGCCGACAAGGTACGCTACGAGATCGCAAGAAACAACCGCATCGAAGAGCTGAAGACTTATGCCAAGCAATGGAAAGACCCAGCCCTTGAGCCCGTCATGCAAGCCCGGGCAGCCGTAGGCCGTAAGTCTATCGCCGAGCGCAAGACCATCGTTGTCCAATGCCTTCAACGCTTCCTTCAGCGACAGGATGAGGCCAACACCAGGCTAAGGTGGGTTCAGGTAATCCAAGCCGGCGAGACTCAGGTCATGACGTTAATCCGTCAGGCATGCCGCGGCCAGTCGACTAAGTTACGCGCCAAGTCTGCTGAGCATCTCTTCCGCACTATGGTCAGGGAGGGAATGTTCAGGCTAAACCTTAGCACAGGTCTTTGGGAGAACAGATGCAAGGCGCTCTAACCGTTTGCCACTTGCCCGCTGAGTAACATCCTTACCAAATGAGCGCGTGACCAAGGCCGCGAGTATCAACGACCTGACAGCGCCGCACGCTGAGGCTAAGTCGTTTGACGCGTGGTTCTTTGCCCAGCCCAAGAAGGTGCAGGATAAGATGCGTGAGTCCGGTGTGCTGCCTTACCGCGAGATGGTACAGAGTCGGCACGTCTTCTCCATCGACGCTAACCATCCGTCATGGGCGACCAAGGACGGCGATAAGGAACGCACCGAGGTCGACGCGTTCATCTCTCGCGATCATGTGGGAGTCATGCTCAAGGCGTTCATGGATGCGCTGGCCTGCACGTCATCGTTCCACTTCCGCCGGCACGTCGAGCTGATACGCTGGGCGCTGTCACTCCCTGGCTGTCTCGACTCACGCACCATTGCCCGGATGTATGGACGCTCGCACATCTGGGCGCAGAAGCGTGCGCGTCAGATTCGCTCGACGGTAAACGGTGACGCGTGCGGATTGTTCCCGCATATCAATTCACGCAGGGATAAGCACAAGATGCCACGA